TAACCTTTGATGGTACTGATGTATTAGTAGGTGGTGCTGGTAAACTTCAATTAAGAGATACAGCTTTATTTATTAATTCAAGCACCGATGGACAATTGGATATTGATGCTGACACAGAAGTAGAAATTACTACAACAACTGTTGATTTGAATGGTGCTCTTGATGTATCAGGAAATTCACAATTTAGTGGTACAGTAACTGTCGGTGTTGATGGCACAGGAAAAGATGTAAAATTATTTGGTGCAACATCTGGAAGCTATTGGTTGTGGGATGAATCAGCAGATGGCGTTGTTCAAATTGGAACATTAACAGTTGGTGTCGATGACGCAGGACATGATGTAAAGTTTTTTGGAGATGCAGCAAGTGCTTTTATGTTATGGGACGCATCAACAGATGATTTAATTTTAGGAGGTGCAGCAAAATTATATTTATACGATGCCGGTGGTGGTGAAAATATTTCTTCTGATGGATCTACATTAAGTATTGCAGGTGGTGGTGAAATAGATTTAACAGCAACTGCGATAGATATTAATGGTACTTGTGATGTTTCAGGTACACTTACAAATGGCAGTACAGCTGTTAAAGTTGCAGGAACAGAAACTATTTGGATTCCTGCAAATGCAATGACACCAACTGAATCAAATGGTTGTGCTGATATAACGGCAGTAGAAACAACTTCCGGCAGACCTGATATGTATGTTCTGGATTTTGATAAAGATAGTGATGAGCATGCACAATTTGCTGTAGCTTTTCCTAAATCTTGGAATTTAGGTACAGTTACTTTTCAAGCTTTCTGGTCAGGATTAGCGGCTACAGGTGGAGTTTCTTGGGGACTACAAGGTGTTGGAATGCCTGATAATTCAACAATTGATGTTGCTTATGGTACAGCCGTTGTTGTTGATGATGCAGAGCAAGGAGCTGTTGAAGAATTAAATGTTAGTGCAGTAAGTGGAGCAGTTACGATTGCTGGTACGCCTGCTGATGATGATTTAACTTATTTTAGAATTTTTAGAGATGTTTCAGATAGTAATGATGATTCTGGTGGAGATGCTAGATTACATGGAATTAAAGTATTTTATACTACAGATGCAAAGAATGATGCATAAGGAATTATAATATGAGAGATTTAAAAAATAAACTTACCACATCAGGTAAGGGTTCAACAAATATACAAACACGAAGAAGTAAATCTTTCGGTTATCAAGTTTTAGGATTTGGTGCTGGAGGAGTAGGACCTGCTTTTATAGAAGCAACTGGCGGAACAATTTTAACTGATGGTGATTTTAAAACACATGTATTTACAGGTCCCGCAACATTTTGTGTATCTAATGTAGGTAATGCTGGAGGATCAAATGAAGTTTCGTATTTAGTAGTAGCAGGTGGCGGTGGAGCAGGATATTGGTATGCCGCTGCAGGTGCTGGTGGTTATAGAGAAGGTGAATCTCCTCAAACTCCATACACAGGATCACCTCTTGCTGCATCTGCAGGTTTACCTGTTTCAGTACAAGGTTATTCTATTGCAGTAGGTGGAGGTGGAGCCGCTAGTACTTGTTCTCCAGTAGGTCTAGGATCCAATGGAGTAAATTCAACTTTTTCATCAATAACATCAGCAGGTGGTGGTGGTGGTAGAGGGGTAGGTGGGCCAAGTGGTGCCGCTGGTTCTGGTGGATCGGGAGGTTCAGCGGGTTATGCATCTAATGCTATTGGAAATGGAAATACACCACCAACAGACCCACCACAAGGTAAGAATGGTGGAGCAGCTTCACCGACAAGTGGAGGCGGTGGTGGTGGTGGTGCTGGTGCTGTTGGACAAGATGGTCAAGGACCACAACAAAATGGAGTAGGTGGAGATGGTGTAGCAATAGGAACAGATTTTTTTGGTCCAACATCTGGTAGTTATGGGACACCAGGTCCTTCAGCTGGTAGATGGTTTGCTGGTGGTGGTAGTGGTGCTTGGTGTGATCCTACACCTGGTGTTGATCCAGGTGGTGCTGGTGGAGGAGGTGCTGGTAGAGGTGCTTTAGGAACGTGGTCAGCTAATACAGGAACAGTTAATACTGGTGGAGGTGCTGGTGGAGGTGGTGGATCTTATGGAAGAAGTGCTGGTGGTTCGGGAGTAGTAGCGATAAGGTACAAATTTCAATAGGTAAATTATGGCACATTTTGCAAAAATTTCAGAAACAAACGAAGTACTTGAAGTACTTACTTTAAATAATAGTGACATGTTGAACGCTGACGGCGTTGAGGATGAAACTGTTGGACAAACATATTTAGAACAACATAATAATTGGCCTACAAATTTATGGATTCAAACATCTTACAATACTTCTGGCGGAACACATAATTTAGGTGGCACTGCATTAAGAGGAAATTATGCAGGCATTGGTTATACTTGGGACGAAGATGATCAAATCTTTTGGCCTAAAAAACCTTATCCATCTTGGGTAAAAAATAATTCAGAAGCTAGATGGCAATCACCTATTGGTGATGCACCAGTTTTAACTGCTGAACAAACTTCACAAAATACAAACAAAACCCATGAATGGGGTTACGTTTGGAATGAAGCTAATACAGCTTGGGACTTGACAGACAATACAGCATAAATTAAAAACGGTGGTGGTATGCAAAAGAAAGTATTAACAGAACAGTCAATTTATTTTGGTGATGTCTCAATGCCTAAAAATTGGGAAATAGATAGAATTGAGTTATCTCATCACATTTTACAATCTAGTTTAACTGATGAAAAATTACAATTTTCTAGAACTTATGATAAGTTAAATACTTATATGAGAGACTTTATTGGTCTTGAACACGGTATCAATTTAGTTAACAAAGAAACTTGGGGAAATATCTATAAACCCAATGAGATAACAATTCCTTTATTAAATGTTGAACTAGTTGATCTACGTAACTCTCCAGACTTTACAATGCTTTATGGTGTAAAAGTTAAAGATTGTAATGTTAGAATACACTTTGAAGATAATAGACGTAAAGGAAGAAGTTTTGATATAAAACTTAAAAATAATATGTTTATAATGTTTCCATCAACTAATATGTATTACCTAACTAACGCTCAAAAAGATTCATTAAATTTTGTGCAAACAATAACTTATGAATATATATAATTATTACTGGTACTTTACCTCTGCAATACCTCCAAAAATCTGTGATGACATAATAAAATATGGATTATCACAATCAGAAACTATGGCAAGAACAGCTGATTATGGTGATAAAGAATTAACTAAAGATCAAGTTAGAGATATGAAACGTAAAAGAAATTCTGATTTGGTTTGGTTAAACGATACTTGGATTTATAAAGAATTACATCCATATATTCATCAAGCTAATAAAAACGCTGGTTGGAATTTTGAATGGGATAGAAGTGAATCTTGTCAATTTACAAAATACAAACTGAATCAGTACTATGATTGGCATTGTGATTCTTGGGATAAACCTTATAAAAAAAGAGGTTTAGACAATGGTAAAATTCGAAAGTTGTCTGTGACTTGTCAATTAACTGATGGTTCAGAATATGAAGGTGGAGAACTAGAATTTGATTTTAAAAACTATGCTCCTCATATGAGGGACGAAGCTAAACATTTGAAACAAGCAAAAGAGATATTACCTAAAGGAAGTATTATTGTCTTTCCATCATTTGTATGGCATAGAGTTAAACCTGTAACGAAAGGAACGAGATATTCATTGGTGATGTGGAATCTTGGATACCCATTTAAATGATAGAGTATAAAATAATATCTAAAAATATAGTTTATACAAAGCTTCCAAAACAAATATTAAAAGAAATATCTTGTTGGAAAAAAGAATGTGATAAAATAAAAAAACACCCTCTTTCTTTTTTAAGACTACACGAAAATACAGGCTCTAAAACAAATAATTATCAAGTTTCTGTGCCGTCTAAATTAATAGAGGATTCTTATTGGCTTTCTTATGTTATAAGATTATCGGCTCTTTTAACAAATGAAGAGCATAGAAAATTTTTTATAAGAAAATGGGATGGACATTTTGATGGTTATGATGTGTGGATAAATTACTCTTATAAAAATAATAGTAACTGCGAACATAATCACGCTGGTTTTTTTTCAGGAGTTATTTTTTTAAATAATAAAAAAGATGAAACTATTTTTCCAAAAGAAAAATTTAGTTTTATAGGAAAAAAAGGAGATATGATAATGTTTCCATCTTTATTAAAACATAAAGTTAATAAACAAAAAAAGGAATATGAAAGAATAACATTTGCTTTCAATATAAATAAAAATGTACATTAATAATTACTTTAACACGACTATTTGGTCTGAACAAAAACCAGAGTTTATAAAATCATTAACTACAGCAACTAACAAATATATTAAAGCTGCTAGAAATTTTCCAGAAGCTAAAGCACATATAAAAAAGTTTGGGGACTTTGGAAGAAGTTATCATTCAACTCCATTAACAGTTGATAATAATTTTAGAGATTTTAGAGATTATATTGGTCAAAAATCTTGGGAATATTTAGATCATCAAGGTTTTGATATGCAACAATACACAACTATGTTTAGTGAAATGTGGGTACAAGAGTTTGCTAAAAAAGGGGGTGGACATCATTCAGCACACGTTCATTGGAACCAACATGTATCAGGATTTTATTTTTTAAAGGCATGTGAGAAAACATCTATGCCAATATTTCACGAACCACGAACTGGTGCTAGATCCACAAAATTAAAAATGAAAACTAATGTAAAAGAAATTTTTAATGGAAATGATCTTGTTCATTTTAGACCTCAACCAGGAACACTACTTATTTTTCCAGGTTATTTAGAGCATGAATTTTCAGTGGACTTTGGTATTGAGCCTTTTAGATTTATACATTGGAATATTCAAGCAATACCGAAGGAGATGGCTAAAGATGTCGTTTAAAAAAAATAAATACGTAATTATAAAACAAGCAATAGATAAAGATTTAGCTTTATTCTTATACAACTACTTTCATATGAAAAGACAAGTGTTAGATACTTGTCGTAAAGCCAGATACATTTCACCTTATGAAACACTACTTGGTTATTATGAAGGAGTAGACGAACAGATTCCACATACTTACTCAAGTTATTCTGACATAGCTATGGAAACTTTAATGTTGAAGTGTCAACCTATTATGGAAAAAACTACAGGATTAAAACTATATCCATCTTATACCTATGCAAGAATTTATAAAAAAAATGATCAATTAAAAAGACATAAAGATAGATTCAGTTGTGAGATTTCTACAACTATGAATTTAGGTGGTGATGATTGGACAATATATCTTGAGCCATCAGGAGAGATTGGTAGAAAAGGAATTAAAGTAGATTTAAAACCAGGTGATATGTTAGTATATTCTGGTTGTGAATTAGAGCATTGGCGAGAAAAATTTAAAGGCAAAGACTGTGCTCAAGTATTTCTTCATTATAACAATAGAAAAACTACAGGGTCTAAAGATAATATGTTTGACAAACGTCCACACTTAGGTCTTCCTTCTTGGTTTAAAAAATGATATACCCCTATGATGGAGACAGTAATCCACCATACCTACTGTCTCCTTTATAAGGATTATGTATGTTACAAAAAATTAAAATACAACCAGGATTTAATAAACAAGTCACAGCAACGGGCGGCGAGGGCCAGTGGGTTGGTGGAGACTATGTTAGATTTAGATATGGCACACCTGAAAAAATAGGGGGTTGGGCTCAATTAGGAGACAACACACTCACAGGTAGAAACACAGCACTACATCATTTCGTCAATGCCAGTGGAATTAAGTACGCAGCTATTGGTACAAACAGATTTTTATATGTATATTCAGGAGGTATCTTTTATGACATTACTCCTCTTAAAAGTACAACAACATTAACCAGCGCTTTTACAACAACGCAAAGTGATGCCACAGTTACTATAACTTTTGCATCTTCTCATAACATTTCTAAATACGATATTATCCGTTGTGATAATTTCAGTACTATTACTGATTCTGATTTTGACGCGGATGATTTTGACGATACTAATTTTATGGTTACAACGGTTCCAACTTCTACAACAATCACAGTTGAAATGGGATCAGTAGAATCTGGATCAGGAGCGTCCACATCAGGTGGAGTAAGAGTCAAACATTTTTATTCAATAGGACCTGCGGTTGAAGAATCAGCTGCTGGTTTTGGACTTGGTCAATGGGGTGGTACAGTTTCTGGAGAAGGTACTTCAACTTTAGATGGAGCATTAACTTCAGGTTCATCTAGTATAGTTTTAGCAAGTTCATCATCCATGCCTGCAACAGGAACAGTTTTAATTGATGATGAACGAATTGCTTATACAACGAATACTACAGGAACCGCTACTTTATCAGGATTAACTAGAGCATCAGATAATACAACAGCTGCATCGCATTCAGATGGAGCAACAGTTACCGATGCATCGGACTATACGAAATGGGGTGCATCACAAACAGGTGACGTAATTACGGCCCCTGGTCTATGGGCCTTGGACAATTATGGAAATAAACTTATTGCAACTATCTTTGATGGAGCTACATTCGAATGGGATTCAGATGCAGCGGGTGGTACATCAACTAGAGCCACAATTATTGCTAATGCACCAACGGCTGCAATACAGACTTTAGTATCTACACCCGATAGACACTTAGTATTTTTTGGAACAGAGACAACTATTGGAACAACTAGTACACAGGACGACATGTACATAAGATGGTCGGATCAAGAATCAATTGATGCATCAACTTCGTATGCGCCTTCCGCGATTAATACCGCTGGTACACAGAGACTGGCTGACGGAACACGGATCGTTGCAGCGATTAGAGGTCGGGATGCAATTTACGTTTGGACAGATACATCGTTATTTATTATGAGATTTGTTGGTGCGCCTTTCGTATTTTCATTTCAACAAGTTGGAACGAACTGTGGATTGATTGGAAAGAATGCAGCTGTCGAAGTGGATGGTTCTGCTTACTGGATGTCAGAAAATGGTTTCTTTAGATATACTGGTAAACTAGATTCACTAGCGTGTCTGGTTGAAGACTATGTTTATGATGATATTAATACAGTTCCAAGACAACATATTTACGCAGGATT